AATTCATCTCCATGAACAACTGGAGCTCATTCTCATTTTCCGGAAGGTCATTCGGATTAACAGTCCATGGGTCGACACCAAAATTCTGCTGAGCAGCCATCAGTATGTCTTTACCCGCCATCTGTGTTTCAACAGATTCCTGAAACTCCCGCTTCTTCTGTATAGAAGAGGCGTCTTGCGCATTTGCCTTGACCTTGAACAGCCTGTCCCCCATGCCGTTGACAACTATATCAACGAACTTAGGCAGAACAGGAACGGGAGTCCAGTCTAGATTCATATATGACAAGTCTCCGTTTATGGACAACTCATCCTTATACTTTTGGACAGACTGCTCCCCACGAGCGTATAAACGAAGCCTGTGCATATCCCGCCACTGCGAGTAATACCTTGCAGCAGACGAGTCTTTTCGGAACCATTCATACTGAATGGCTTGGCCTATTCTTAGCCCAAACTCTTTAGAATCCTTCTCAATATCCGAGACATATTGGTTGGGAAAGGATGTAGGATTGATAATAGGCTTATCCATTGTTGACTATCTGACTTGTTCGTCCCTCATTATTATACCTGGCAAAGTTAATACTTATTTTATGGGACTTAATTTCTGGTAAATACAGGTGCTTTTGATTGGCCATAATAGCCAATCCAGAGCTTATAGAGGCATCATGCTTCGTCCTGTTGTTAATATCGAAGCCAGCCCAGTCAAGCAGCGTCTTATTGAAATACATATTGCCGCATTCATCCGGGTCCCTGAAAATGGCTTCTGTATCAAAGCCAACGTGCTTTTCTATGTACGACTCAATCGCCGAAGCGTGAGACTGCTTTACGTCTTCAGAGGAGTTCGGTATCCCGCCAATTTCTATCTCTGTCTTAGACATGGCCGATATCTGTCTGTCCGGCCTGTTCATCGAAAACATGCGATAGCCCCTGTTCTTGAAATGGTACAGCAACCTTGGCTTGTTGTTCTCCGCGAGCATCGGCATACCATAAAACACACATGCCATCAAGACATCCTCAAAGAATATCTCCGCAGTCTGAGGCCTTGCTATGTACTCCAAGAAGAACATATTGCTAGGAGCTCCCTCTACCATATTGAACTTAGTAAGGCCGTGCAAAGAGCCATTGGACCCTCCACCGCCAACAACGCCAGATATATCGTATGGGTCACATCCAAATGAGCCTATATGCTCATTCCCGGGATACTTCTTCCCGCTTCTTGTAACGACATTATTCTGTAGGCCGGGATGAGGAATCCAGCTCACCAAAAACCTTCCATTGTTATTCGGTTGCCACAGCACCTTCGTGTCCTTCACCCCATTCTCCCATACAAACTGCCCTCTAGTTATGTTTTTATGCATTAACATGCCGTCATTGTAATCAATCTGCTGATATATCTTATTCAGATTAAACAGCGACGAGCGACTCTCATCCCTAAATGCATGCGCCTCCGTGCGAGGGAACTGACGGTAGAACTCATTAAGGGCATTGCTATCATTTTTTAACGAAGACACCTCATTCTCCCAGTACTCAATAGCACCGGTGCTAATCTTCGTGCCGTCAGGACCTTGGACACCGCCCTCTGGCGCAGTCATAACAGGCCATCCAAACTTATCTATATACCCCTCGAAGTTCCATTCCATAGGGACAAACAGCTTGTACAGCCCGCTCTTTGTCTGCCCATTGGCATTTCTCTTCTTCACATCACTATCATCATACAGCCTCTTGAAACTATCGCCACCTTTAGCCCTAGCATTACACGTAGAGCCCATCATACACTTACCCACAATCTTACTGCCAATACGAAGGGTCGTCTTGGTCACGCGCCAGTTATTCAGGATGTTATCAGGTGGCATCCATTTCCCAGACTCGTCATGAACCAACAGAGCCAACTTCTCTCCGTCGTAGCTATTGTCAGCAGTATTCCTCCAGTCAATAGTCGTGTTCAGTCCGTCAGGCGCAGAATCAGACAAAACCTCGTTCATGTTCTTACGAGTGATTTTAGAGGCAGGCAGTCTATAAGCCAACTCTACCTTTGGCTTGTCCATGCCATCCTGTATCGGCTTGAAGAAGAACGGGTAATTACTGGATATAGGGACAACTTTATCCGTAAACATTTTCTTGGCATCGGCACCGGTCTTTGAGAGTATGCCAATGCGAGAGTTCCGAGATAACGTAGCAATATTCACCGCCATCGAAGAGCTCATAAATGAAAATCCAGAGCGCCTAATCTTCAGGTAGCACATTCCAAAGCACCGTGGGTCAGCAAGGCAGGCTTCCCAAAATATGAAGAATATTCTATTCGCCTCCCTGAAATCCGGATATCCAACGTCAATCTTGCTCCACTGAAGGTACATGTAATGACCGCCGGTTATGTATGTAGGATGCCCGTAATTCATGAACCAAAAGCCATTCTCCCTCCGGTCAAACTCTTTCTCTATGTAAGATATATGAGCCTCCTTGAAGTCAGGAGTCATATCTTTCCACTGAAATATAGACTTAATCCTACTCAGCGCAGGCGGATAATCAAACCGCTTCCAGTACTGCTTATCCCTGTATGTAGCGTTTGAGTGCACTACCTTCGGCACCTCCGGCAGCCCTATCTTGATTCCGGAAATCTCATAGACCTGTCCTAGCGTGCCATCTTTTGATATGACAATTATATCATGCTGCTCATCATATCCATACTTCCACTTTTTCTTGGAGTAAGGAGCCGGGAAAACATTGTATAGACTATTTTGATTTTCTTTCCGCGAACCCATGAGAAGGATTTTTATTGTCAGTAGGCATATTTAATACCTCTTCTTCCTGCTGTATCCTACTCAAAATATCCAAGGCGTCTATTATCGCCAGCTTTTTAGTAGCGGCAGCATTCTTCAGCTTGTCAGCACTCAAGTCATCATCACCACCCGTAATAATTTCCTCTTCAGCAACTTTAACTAAGTGCTCTATCGCCTTTCTCCCGGCAGCGATGATAGCTCTCTTATAATCTTCATTCGTCTTCATAATTTTATTGCAATATTATTGGTGAACATGCGGTACAGTAACTCCCCGTCTACCTCGAACTCATACTCGCTCTCCGGCTCGTACACGACCTCATCCCCCTCCTTCAATCCCATACTTAGCATCTGCTCATTGATATATCGTATCGTGCCATGGAGCGGCTCAAGTTCACAGGTCTTATCTATAATCCAATCTTTCTTCTCCATTGGCTTTATGAAGCAGTACTTGTCATGCGCCATCCACTTGCCATCAGCCCCCTTGTACAAGAAGAATTGGTCTGGGTCTATGAGAAACGTATTGTCACTCATAAATGACCTGCCGCTCTTCTGACGACCGTACATATCGTAGTAGAACTTGAAGACATTATGATGAACAAGCAGCGTGTCGCCGGGCTTTATAGGTCCGGTGTACGCCATTGGAGTATGGAGCACCTCGGCATATCGGTTGGAAAACCTATGGTCTTCCTGAGATGCGCTGACTATAAAATCTATGCCCCAATCACGCGTATTGTCGTATCGCCTGTCTTTATTGGGCTTTACAATAAATTGAAACGTAGGGTGCATTAGACAACATCGTATTCTATTGACATTGGAACGGCACTATTAAACTCCTTCCACTGCATGTGCTCATTCTTGGAGTTCGATATGTATATCTTGATGCTACCGGTGTCGGTCTTCTTGATGAGCGATATCTTATGCTCACCCCTCCTGTCTATCACAAACTGACCTAATTCATAGTGCATGCCCATCTTGTAGTCAGTTCCTATCGTTACTTTACGTATCATATTAAATTGGTTTAACTCTATTCCCCATCCCTACTCTTGCCTTCTCTCGCTTTTTCGCCGCTAATTTAGCGCTTCCTACTTCACTTGCGGTCTTTGGCGTTTGAGGAGAGACTCTTTTGCTCGGCCTACAATACTCATTCTTGCCACCGGCGCCACAAGCCTTGCCCGTTCTTGTGTCCTTCCATTTCTCTGCTTCCCATCTCTTCAGGTTACTGCCAGCCTCGCCCTTACGAACGCTACCAGACTGCTTTCTACATTTGGCAATAGCCTGTGATGCCCTCGCCGACGGAAAGACATCATACTGCGCTTTTACCTTTTTGTAGCAGGTGTCTTTCATTTATTTTTTCTTTCAGCTTTAATTCTTTGCTTGTCTTTCTTGAATTGCCCAGACTGAGTATAAAGCTTTCCTTCTTTCTTATCTTGCCTATAATTTGCTTTCGCATCTTTCTTATCCTGTCCCTGCTTCCAAGTAGTTCCGTAAGAAAATTTTTCAGCTCGTTTTGCTGACTTAAATTCAACTACTTCATTTCTTTTTCGAGCTTCTTTATAAGATTTATTAGGATTATCTCTTAAGTCAACCCATGTTTTTCCTTTATCATTTGGGAATACAGTTGGATTAACCTCGTATGGTTTCCTTTTATTACCTGATTCGCCGAAAGATAATACATGGGTTGATTGACTACCATCAGGATTTTGAAGAGGCGTAACACCTTCTCTCATTTCTCTGATTTGTTTTCTTTTATTGATTGGCATGATTACTTTTTCTTTTTACCAGCAGTCGCCATTTCCTGAAACTTCTCTTTGCCGTATTTCTTACGGCCAATGGCAGCGGTAATGGCATCAGCACGCTCTTTGCTGATACCCTGCTTCTTAGAGATGCTCTTACTGAGCTTTTCGAACCTGCTCATACCTGTCTTACTATAAGGTTAAAATGTTCTAATGTGATATTTGTCGCCGAAGAATTAGCGCAATACAACTGAACCGTGTCATTTTGTGCCAAAGTCAATATCACGCTATTGCTTGCAGTCGTAGCCTTATCGCCAGTTCCACATATTGTGTCCGACTCCGAATACGCAACAGGAGAGCCGTTTTGATGAATTCTAAACATTAGGTTATTGTTGTTCGATGCAGATGCCGAAACCCAATACGATACCAAAAATGTTCTGCTTGCCCCCGTGTTTGTAATGACACCAGCAGCAGTAGATGTCAATGTAGCGTCATTATTAGCCCCTTGAGTTGCAGTAACGGCAAGTGGATAAAATGTATTCGTTGCCGATATTATTGTTGATTCACCAAAAGTAGAGTCATGTATTTCTGTATAGGCAAATATGCTCCTCAGCCCACCAACGGTTACGTTTTTAGTGCTATTACTATCGCTAGCGTCAGTTATGAGCACTAAATCGCTATCGGCAGGAGTAACCGTTGAATATGTACTTATTTTAGGCATTACTTTGCTTTTGGATATCTAACCTTTGTCTTCGTGATTCTGCCGTCTGGAGTCAGTGTCTTGCTCTTGTACTTGACCTGCTCTCCAGTCTTTTTGCCGAACACATGCTTTGCATTCTCTTGCGTACCGTCAGGCCACCTTGCATCTTCTACTTGAACATTACGAACGTTCTTGTTTTTAAACGCGGCTACCTTACCGAATTTTTCGCGTGTCCTTAGTTTTTTAGGTGGCTGATTCATTTTTTGCCATTTTTGCCCAACGGATAGTTTATCGTTCTTGTAGCCCCTCTTCTTAGATTTTCTATCACAGAAGAGACGCTCTCTCTTTTCACTGGCTGGCGGGAAACTTGCCCGCCAGGATAAGACTTTTGCAATTGAAAGTCTTTTCTGCCCTTACTATACCCAGTAGTATCAATCGACTCCACTGGGGCACCTAAACCATAGGTTCTTGTAATACGACCGCTTTTAGTCACTAAAGTCCCCCCTTTGTTAAGAGGTTTTTTCGGTGGCCGATTCATTACTTACAAGAACTTGATTTAGGCTTCTTCATTCCTTTCATTGGCATGGCCACCTTACCGCCCTTAGCATATTCTCTTTCGTTGATTTTATTCATTTTCCTAT